TGGGATCCCTGATCCTAGCTAAATATCGGGAGGAGGACTCCCGATGTGGTTTTATAATGGCGAATACTTTGATACAATAGGCGATTATGTAGGGTTCGTATATATCATAACGAACCAGGTAAATAAACGCAAATATATTGGTAAGAAAAACTTCTATTTCTCTAAGACTAAGCAAGTCAAGGGTAAGAAGAAACGTTACAAGGTAGAGAGCGATTGGCAGGACTATTATGGCTCTAACAAAGAGCTAGCTGCCGACGTAGAGAAACTTGGAAAAGAGAACTTTAAGAGAGAGATCCTTAAGCTCTGTACTACCAAAGGTGAGTTCTCTTATTTCGAAGCTAAATACCAATTCGATGCCAATGTGCTCGAGAGCGACGAGTATTATAATTCATGGATAATGTGCCGTGTTCATAAAAAACACTTGCCTTTCATGAAAAAATAGGGTATTATTAATTATCAGCCCATGTAGGCCAATAGGTAGAGTCAGGGGACTTAAAATCCTCACAGTGTCGGTTCGAGTCCGACCGTAGGCACCAAATTAACAATGGAGAGCTAAATGAAGAAGAGACCCCATAAGAAGCTTATCAAGTTACAAAACAAGCTCGGTAAGATTAATGGCAGAATCACTTGGCGTGAAATGAAAAAGAACGGAGAACTTTAATGGCTCATCCTCATAAGAATCGTCCACGCAAGGGTCGCCGTAAGATTGGTTCTAAGAAGCGTAAGGCTCGGAACAAGAAGAAGTAACAGAATTGCAGGGTTGGTATATAGATTGTGCCCTCGCCTTCCAAGCGAGAGAAGCTGGTTTGAGTCCAGTACCCTGCTCCAAAAACAGGTGAAATATGTCAAGAGAGTTCAATCTCGATGAAGTTAAAGAATTTATCAGTCGCGCTTCAAGTTCATCCAATATTTACATTGGAGCCGATAGCGAGCGGTATCGTGGTCGGGATAACCAGTGGTATGCTGATTACACAGTTGCTATCGTTGTTCATCTTGATGGCTCACGTGGATGTAAGGTATTTGGGCAAGTCACTACTGAGCGAGATTATGATAAAAAACACGACCGACCGTCATACCGCTTAATGAATGAGGTATATAAGGCTTCGGCGATGTATATCGAACTGTTCGAAGTAATCGGTGATCGTCACTGTGAAGTTCACCTAGACATTAATCCTGACGAAATGCATGGATCTTCTTGTGTTATTCAGCAGGCAACTGGCTATATTCGTGGTATGTGTGGGTTTGCACCCAAAGTGAAGCCAGAAGCCTTTGCAGCCTCATACGCTGCTGATAGACTCAAGGAGATCCTTGCTTAATACTAATGCGCTGGTAGCACAATTGGTGGTGCCGTTCGCTCATAACGGACTGGTTGGGGGTTCGAATCCCTCCCGGCGCACCACTCTCCTAGCATGTGCCATGATATTGTTTAGTTCTATATCTATAGCTGAACCGTATCATGGCACAGCTTCTTGGTATGATAAAGGTAAAATAACAGCAAACGGTAAGAAATTCGACGCTAATAAATATACCGTAGCACACCGCACTCTTCCTTTTGGAACATTACTAAAAATAACGAATGTAAAAAACGGCAATACTATAGAAGCTATTGTTAGTGACAGAGGTCCATTCGTTAAAAATAAAGAAATCGATGTTTCAAGTAGCGCAGCAAAAGCGTTAGGTTTTTTCCATAGCGGAACTGCTAAAGTTTTAATCGAAGTTCTTGAAAACAGAAAGTGATTTATAATGGTAGATAAAGAAGAAAAAACAACGTCGATACCTAATATCGAAGACCACCATTACTATATGCTCTTTAAAGATTTTAATACTGACACTGCAGCAGATGCTATCGAATTTATTATTGCGCGAAACCTTATGCGCAAAGATCGCCCCAAACTTATTAAAATGATTATTAACTCTCCTGGTGGAGAGATCGCCTCTGCGTTTTCAATTATCGATACGATGAAGGGATCAAAGATTCCCATTTATACATATGGTCTTGGTGAAATTGCCTCTTGTGGTCTCATGACTTTTATTGCAGGCGAGAGAGGGAAACGCTATATAACTCGTAATACAGCTATTCTTTCTCACCAATATAGCTGGGGTAACTGGGGCAAAGAGCACGAGTTGATGGCTCGTGTTAAGGAGTTTAATAATACTCAAACTAGAGTTGTTGAACACTATAAGCGTTGCACTGGACTAGAAGAGAAAGATATTAAGAAGTATTTGCTTCCTCCTGAGGATGTTTGGCTTACTGCCAAGGAAGCTGTGAAATACGGCATTGCCGATGAGATTGTTGATTTTTACTAAGGAGAAATAAAATGGCTATGATTCGTTTTAGTGATGAAGAAGTATTTGGTGTTGATTCGCAGGAATATGAAGTTCTTACAAATGCTGCTCTTAAGATTAGGGGTGTACCAGGAGCAGTTGTAGAGATTGGTACTCGCCGTGGTGGTTCGGCAAAGATGATTATGGATGCTCTTGTACAGAATGGCGATAATAATCGTTCTTTCTTCTGTATTGATCCATATGGCAATATCGACTACGTTCAAACAAACCTTTCTCTTTCGGTACATAACCCAGAAGTTGAGAAGGAAGGCGATCCGCAGTCTAAGGAGCTTACGAAGGCTATCAAGCTAGACTACGATAACTCTATGCGTAATCGTATCATTCCTTCGCTCTACTACTATGGTTACCAGAACGGATTCAACTTTACCTTCTTCTGCCTCGAAGATACAGAGTTCTTTGCTCGTTATGCCGATGGCGTTCCTGTTTATGATGAAGTAAAGAAGATCGAAAATAAGTATGCCTTCGTTTTCTTTGACGGACCTCATAATAGCGAAGCAATGGTAACCGAAATTAACTTCTTCCTTACTCGTAGCAATATCGGAACAGTGTTTGTATTTGATGACATCTGGATGTATGATCACGATGCTATCGAAGCTATTTTGTTCGCCGAAGGTTTCGAAGTTCTCGAAAAGAAAAATGTCAAGGCAAGCTATATCAAAAAGATTTAGCTTGCCTTATTTAAAGAAACCAGCTATAATATAAGTATGGAGGCATACATGCAAAGTGATCTCGAACTTCTCGTTCAATTCGATATGTACGAAAATGGCTTTGACCCCTCTAATAGCGAGGATGTCGCAGAATACTGGAGAACCAGACTATGAACGTAACAATTTATTCAAAGGACAACTGTTCCTATTGTACAAGCGCAAAGATGCTTCTTTCTTCAAAGGGCATTCAGTATAACGAAATGAAGCTTAACGAAGATTTCACTAAGGAATCCCTTCAGCAGCTTTTCCCATCAGCTACAACCTTTCCTGTTATTGTAGTAGATGGATTTAACATCGGTGGCTTTAACCAGCTACAGAAGATGATTAATGAACAAACAAACACAACAGGTAAGTTCCTAACAGAGGCGAGTACTATCTAATGTTCGAACGTGATGTGATTCTTAAGGATTTAAGAGAATATGTTATGGAAATATACTTCACAAAGGTAAATGGTGAAGATCGGGCAATGCGTTGTACGCTACGACCTGATCTTCTTCCTCCTGGTTATGCTCAGGATATTACAGAGGAAAAGAGTTTCCACACCGAAAACCCTAATGTCATTGCCGCTTGGGATGTTCAAAAGCGTGGATGGCGTTCTTTTCGAATTGATTCTGTAACTTTCGTTCAAGATGTGAGTCATAATTACTAATGAAAAAGCTTGTTATGGTTGACTGCCTTTCGCAGTTTCGTATCCGCTACTGTGTTGAAGTAGAAGATGATATCGATCATGCACTAGACGAGGTTATCTGTGAATATGATAACCTCGAATTTAAAGAGTTCTCTCAAGAACATCTTACTCCTTCTCCGACTATCGTGTCTTATAGAGAAATAAATAAAGACGAATATCTAAGGATGTTCGACGAAGACAATGATTATCTAAAGAGCTGGACCGAAGAGAAAAAGCTCGAATTCATCAATAAAATTGACTATACTATGGAGAAAGAATAATGGCATACTGGGGTTATCATCTCGTTCTTGATTGCGCTGAACTTGATCACGATGCAATCACAGACTATAATAGAATTTACGATTTCGTCAAGCGTCTTGTCAAGGATATTGACATGGTTGCCTATGGTGAACCACAGATCGTAAATTTTGGATCTGGTAATAAGGCTGGCTACACTCTTGTCCAGCTTATCGAAACTTCCAACATCTGCGCTCACTTTGTACCTGATGATGGTATGGGTGGTAATGCGATGTACCTCGATGTATTCTCCTGCAAGGAATATGATGATCAGATCGTCATTAAGCTTGTTAAGGAATATTTCGGCGCTAAGTACGTTCGTCCGAATTATCTTACTAGGCAGGCATAATAATGAGTGGGTTTGAAGAGAACGAAATTTCAATAAAGTCACAGGGCGGTACTGAGCTATCAAAGCGCAGTATCGCTCAATTTATTCCTGAAGATGTTTCAAAAGAGTTTCAGGTTATTGCTTCAAGAGTTCGTGATATCCAGGAAGATAAGATTCGTATCTACTGGCAGCATGACCTTGCTGAGGATCCAGAAGTTTTGCATTTGAAAGAAAAAAAGAGTCGCGATAGGTTCCACAAGTTTGTTTTTGTATCTAACTGGCAACTTCAAAACTATATCGATAAGTTAAACTTCCCACAGGATGATAAGGTTATCGTTATAGAGAACCCTCTCGATGTATTTCCTGAAGTTCAAAAGTCAAAGGATGAGGTTCGTCTTATTTACTTCTCTACACCTCAGAGAGGTCTTGAGATCCTTGTTCCTGTTTTTGAAGCTCTTGCCGAGAAGCATAGCCATATTCATCTAGATGTGTTTTCTAGCTTTGAAATTTATGGCTGGCCAGATGCCGATAAGCAATTCGAGCCTCTTTATGAAAAGATTCGTCAACATCCTCAGATGACATATCATGGGTTTGCAGACCAGGCTACTCTTAGAGAAGCTATCTCAAAGTCTCATATACTTGCCTATCCCTCTATCTGGCAGGAAACCTCTTGTCGAGTATTGATTGAGTCAATGTCTGCTGGCTTGGTTTGTGTTCACCCTAATTATTGTGCTCTTTCAGAAACCTCTGGTGGTCTTACCTCGATGTATCAGTTCCTTGATGATCGCCGTAAGCATGCTGCTCTTTTCTACCACAACCTTGATCATGCAATCAGTATCGTCAATAAGGACGAGGCTCAGAACTATCTTAGGTT